TTATCCTTCTACATTAAAAGGTATTGAAGCAACTGCTGTCGTAAATGGTCAAAGTATTGTTCTTACTTATGTAGACGGAACAGTATCTACTTATACGGAATAATGAAAACACCAGTAGTTAACAGACAAGACTACACAATGTACTTAGAACACTTTGCAGGTATGTTGTGGTTTCATACAGATGTACGTAAGTGGTCTAGTGAAGTAAAGAAACAGTTTATAAAAGATTTAAATACATTACAAACCCTTGTTAGTATTCCTTTAGTTGCAATGATAGACAATACTAAACTAGCTAAGTTTGCAAGATCAATAGGATTTAAATACGAACAACCTTTAACAGGTACTAATAATGAAACATATGAAATTTATAGTAGGAGTTTATAATGGGTAAGTTAATTAGTTCAGTAGCAAATATATTTACTGGAGCTGATGACACAAGAGACGCTGCTAATGCTGCAGCTGCTCAACAGTCTCAAGCTGCAAAAGATGCGGCTTACTCTGCTGCGTTCAGACCTGTAGGAATGACTAGTAGGTTTGGTTCGTCTCAGTTTACACGAGAACTCGATCCTAAAACAGGTATGCCGTATATATCTGGTGCTAGTTATACAGCTGCTCCAGAGTTAGCTAATCTACAAAATAGATTGTTCAATACATTTGGACAAGGCTTAACTGCTGCTGAAACAATGCAACAACAAGCTGGTGCTTTAGGCGATCAAGCAACTCAGTTGTATAACTTAGGTGCTGGTTACTTATCTGAATCACCGGAAGCAGCCAGACAACGTTACATTACGCAGCAGCAAGGTTTAGTTGGCGGACAAAATGAACAAGCTTTGTCAGGTATTCGTAACCGTCTATTCCAAACAGGTCGTCAAGGTTTAGCTACAGGTGGTACTACTACAGGCATGCAAGCTACTAACCCTGAGATGGCTGCGTACTACAACGCATTAGCTCAGCAGAATGCACAGATTGCTGCAGGTGCTGATCAAGCTGCACAGCAACAACAAACATTCGGTGCAGGTTTGTTAGGTACTGGTACACAACTACAACAAGCACAACAAGCTACGTTGGCTGGTGCATACTCACCGTTACAAACATTGTTAGGTTTGTCAGGTAACGTTGAAAACTTATCACAGATGCCTTATCAAATGGGTATTCAACTTGGTCAAGCTCAACAACCGGGTCAGACTGCTGGTTCACAAATGTATCAACAAGGTCTATCACAAGCTGCTAATACAGCCTTCCAAGGTGCTCAAGCTGCCAATGCTGCTAACGCTGGATTCTGGAGTGGCTTGATGACTGGCGGTGCAAACGCTTACGCTGCATATAAGAGATAAGGAATACATAATGGCTACAGTAGATTTATATAAAAACTTACTAGGATATGATCCTCGTGAGCAACAACTACAACAGCAGAAACTATGGGCTGGTTTGTACGGTCAAGCTGCTTCTCCTTATGAAAGAATGGGTATTGCTTTAGGTCAACTAGGTGGTTCTTTGTTTGGCGGTGAGACTACTGAGCAAGGACGTGCTGGTGTTCTAAACAAAGTTCTTCAAGAGGTAGGTTCTCAGTATAGTCCTAATACTCCTGAGTACTTTAAAGCTATTGCTGATGCACTTCCTGCTGACATGACTAATGCTAAAGCTTATGCTTTACAAGAAGCACAGAAGCTAGAGACAGCTGCTACTAAACAGACACGTGAAGACGTGGAGTTTGTATCTAAACGTCCAGAGCAGTTAGCTACTGAGTTATCAACACTTACAACTCGTTTAGAGAACAAAGCTAAATTAGCCGGATGGACAGGAGAAGGTGAAGTACCTACGGATATTCAAGCTAAGCTAGAGAAGACTTCTGAGTACAAGAAGATCATGCAGTTATCTACTGCAGGACAAACTGCTTTGATAGATCAAGCACAGAAAGAAAAGAAAGAAGCTCTTACTATTGAAAGTCTTGAAACAACTATCAAGAAAAACAAAGCTGATCTTGCTAAGATTGGTAATGACTTTGATTCAGGTACTCGTTGGAATTACGAACGTCAAGCTGCTATCGATACGTTAGCTGCTGCCGGTTACACTAATCCTAATGCTAAACTACAAGGTGCTGATCAATTAAACACATCCTTAGTAAGTGCTCAGAGAATTGCATTGCGTCAACCTTGGACTGGCGGTAAGAGCTCAGTGCCTCCAGCTACGGACGGATGGTCAGCAACGGTTAAACCAGCACCAGCTAAAAAGTAAGGATCTAAATGCCTATATTTAATGTTACAGCTCCAGACGGAACTGTGATTGAGGTTAATGCTCCAGAAGGTGCTACAGAAGCACAAGCAATTTCATACGCTCAATCACAATATAAAGCTCCTGCACCAGCTGCTCCTTCAGCAGCGACTGCAGAAGTTCCTGCTATTGAAACATACAGACAAGCAGGTGCTAAGATATCTGCTGCTACTCCTCAAGTTGTTAAAGATGTAGGAAGTGCTGTAGCTAGTGGAGCAGGTGCTATCTATGAAGCATCACCTGAGCTAGTACAAAAGAGTCTAGCTAAAGGTGGTAACTTCTTGATGGACGCTTTGGATTATCTAAGCCGTCCTCTTCAAGGTGCTTTAGGTGGTGCTAAAGAGATGCGTCAGATCGAACGTGAGAATCAACCTACTCAGGCTGATTTAAATTCTCCGTTTGCTATGCTTCAAAAAACTATGAATACAATGACTCCTGAGAATGAAGCACGTATTAAGACAGCTGCTCTTAAAGGTTTCAAAGGAGAGGCTAAGACAGGTCTAATTGAAGCTTTGCCTCAAGACTTTAGAGAACAGAATCCTATCATGTCTTCTATCATTGGCTTTGCTGGTGATGCTATGGTTGATAAGGCTGCTCTTGGTGCACCGTTCCAAGCATTAAAAGAAACTGTTATTAAGCCTATTGCAGGTGCTGTATCAGTACCGGGTAAGCTTGCTGACAATGAATTGTATAAAGCATTCATGCTACGTTCTAAGAACATTGACAAGGCTGATGAACTCTATGCTAACTTCCGTTTCGCTAGAGACAAGGCAGTTAACGAAGGTATTCGTGACTCTAAAACTTTAAACAAAGAGATCAAGGTATTGTCTAAACAGACAGGCATATCTGTTGATGATTTGAAAGCTAAGATTGCTAACGACATTGAAATTGGTCAACTAGGTGACGATGCTGTTGGTGCATTGGAGCAAAACATTATTAACACGTATAAAACATTACGTGAAGAACAGGTTGCTGCTGGTATCAAGATTGGTGACTTAGGTGAAACTTACTTCCCACATATTAGAGCTAAAGAACTAGATGACATTGTTAACAAACAAGCGTTAACTATCTCTTCTCGTCCATCTGCTAAGAACACTCAAGCATTACAGCGTGAGATTGATGACACAGTACAGAACATTAATGCTAAAGCTTTATACGGTGACGATGCTATCAGATTCAGAAACGATCCTGCTGTAGTACAAGGTATCTATGCATTCAAAGCAGCTAATGCTATTGCAGGTAAGAAGATTCTTGATGATGTATCACGAGAGTTCGGTGTCGACGCTGCAACTGCACCGAAGAACTACGTAAGTATTCCAGAGATTCCTAACCTTAAGTTTCCACCTGAAGTTAAGAGTCGTATTGTACGTATTCACGGTATCGCTACCAATGACCAAGCTATCAATCAGTTCTTAAAAGTACTAGACGGTGCTACTAACTGGTGGAAAATGTGGTCACTAGGTGTCCGCCCATCATATCACGTCAAGAACACTATCGGTAACTTGTGGAATAACTACCTAGCTGGTGTAGATAATCCAATTAGATACAAAGACGCTGCTGTAATGCAGTATAAGATTGCACAGAATAACCTAGATGGTACTATCTACGGTAAGCCAGTTAAAGAAATCTATGAAGAGATGGCTAATCGTGGTGTGATCGGTGAAGGTCAATACGGTGCTGACGTAGCTCAAGTTATTGAGAGTCGCTTAGGTATTAATCAACCGTTGTCATTTAAGAATCTACGTTCAGCTACTGAGTCTCTAAAGCAAATCGCAGGTAAGACTGTAGGCACAGATAATCCTTTACTCAAGGGTGGCTTTGCTGTAGGTTCTGCTATTGAAGACAACGCACGTGTTGCTCTATTCTTGGATCGTGTAAAGAAAGGTGCATCATACGAAGACGCAGGTAAAGCAGTACAGAAGTACTTGTTTGACTATGGTTCATTAAGTCCGTTTGAGCAGAACGTCATGAAGAGAGCTATGCCTTTCTATACATGGTCACGTAAGAACATTCCACTACAGTTAGAAGCTTTAGTTACTAATCCTGAAAAGATAAATAAGATTAATATCTTCAAGCAAAACGTAGAAGCTGGTGTTGAAGTACCAGTAGCAGAAGACGTTCCTGATTACGTTAAAGATCAGATGCCTGTCTACATTAGTAATCCTATTACAGGTAAGTCAACAGCTATTCCGTTATCAGGTATTATACCGTTTGCTGATTTGAACTTACTGACTAATGCGTTTAACACAGGTAACAGACCTACTAGTCCATTTGAGAAGGGTAAGATATCTTCAGCTGCATCAACAGCTACAGGATCTTTGAACCCTGTATTGAAAGAACCAGTACAGTTGTTACTTAACTATGACTTCTTCCGTAAGAAAAACATTAGAGAGTTTGAAGGACAGGAAGTAGACTTCTTAGGTATGAAGATTGGTGCTAAAACAGCACACACTATCTCTAACTTTATCTTGGCTAACGAAGTAGACAGATTGAATCCGGGTGGTATCTTCGGTACTCGTACTAAAGATGAAGTAACTGGTCAGATTACTACAACTCCAAGTATCTTCGGTAACATGCGTGAGTCACGTACAGACGCACCTGAAGGTGAACGTGGATTACAAACAGCTACAGGTATCAGGCAGATTAAGTTTGATCCTGCTGAAGTAAGCTCTAAGAACTGGATGATGATTAAGAAAGACTTGGAAGATGCTAAGAAACAAATCTATGCTGCTACTGCTAACAGCAGAACAGATCAGCAGAAGCAGTTGATTAAAACATTAGAAGAGTACTTAGTACAGGTTAACCAGTGGGATAAAGAAGCTAGAGAATCAAGAAAGAAAAATAAATGATACCTGTTCTATCCATCATTGAGATCGGTGCTAAACTATTAGACAAGGTTATTCCGGATAAGGACGCTAGAGAGAAGGCACAATCAGAGCTATACAAAGCTGCTCAAGATCAAGACTTTCAATTAGCATTAGCACAAATCAAAGTTAATGAAGAAGAAGCTAAGTCTGAGAACTTGTTCAAGTCCGGATGGAGACCTGCTATAGGATGGATCTGTGTCTTTGGTTTAGCTTATAACTTCGTTATCTATAACATCTTGTTATGGGCTGTAGCTACATTCAAATTACCTATCACTCCTCCTGCTTTGCTGTCAGACATCCTAATGGAGTTAGTCTTTGCATTACTGGGCTTAGGTAGCTTAAGAACATTTGAGAAGATCAAAGGGATTAAATGAACTTAGTACTCAAGCGTATACATGAAGGTGAAACATTCACAGTAGGTCAGTTATACGAAGAGAGTAAGTACGGATTATCTCCTATCTGTTATACACTTGAAGATAAGGTAAGAGAAGTAGAAGGTCAACCAGTTAGTTCATGGAAAGTACAGAATGAAACAGCAATCCCTAGAGGAACTTACAATGTTTCTGTTACCTTGTCCAACAGATTTAAGGTTAGACTACCTTTACTCCATGATGTCGATGGGTTTACAGGTGTACGAATACACAGCGGTAACTCTTCCAAGAATACTGAGGGATGCATACTCGTTGGGATGACATGGGATGGTAAATCAGACTGGATAGGATCTAGTAAAATTGCCATGAGTGCTTTAATGCCAATCATTGACAACTCTACTAGTCCTGTCACACTACAAATTACGTAGGCTTGTACGTAATAAACAACAACCGTAAGAAGCCTAAGTCAACTACGACATAGACTGATACGTCTTCATCTCCGATATCATCACCGTTTAAGTACTCTATACCGAATGCAATGCCTCGGATAACACTTAGTTCTACACTCATATCTCACACCCTCCGGCAGTACAACTCAACGTCTGTACACCTTCTACGTTATCATCATACTCTTTAAAGTTCTCCCAATCAACAGAATCAGGAACTAACATACGCAACTGATTGTATTGCTCTTCAGTACATTCTTCATAAGGTGCTTGCTTGTATGTTCCACCATCCATCGGTAGGAATGATACACCAGTTACCTCATCAAAGTGTTTGTATACCCAAGCTCCTACTTCCATCCATTCATCTTCTTTAACACTGATAGTTACTGATGGCTTATGTTCACAGTAATGACGTTGGAACAACAACCATAACTTCAAGTGCTGTAGAGCAGACAAGTCCTCACGTAGTAGTGCACCGTCAGCTACCTTCACAGGGAAGCTAAACACTGTAGTACTGTCAGGCTTCATCACACATGGTTCAGCTACAAACCCTGCTTGAATCATGAACTGAGTTAACGGATCTTTGTTATCAGCCCTTACTCTACGAATGTAGTGCTTACTATGCTGAGGATGAATACCACTAGCAGTAGAACATAGCTGTGATACTGTTCCTTCAGGTTTAACTGCTGTAACAGCGACAGACTGATTGATACCGACAGCACTAGCAAACTCACAATTAGTAGCAATAGCAATGTCACGTAGTTTCTCCAATCGTTTAGGTAACTCTACATCATCAGGGTTATTCAACAAAGCATTGTCTAAGATACCTGTCATAGATACACCTAGTAGTGCCTCTTCTTCAGTGTTCTTCTGCCAGATCTTACGTAGGTAAGGGAAGTTAGTTAATGTTGCTTGAAAAGTTCCAAGAATCGTAGCCAACTTGATCTTACGTTCCAAAGTATCCATAGTATCATCACTACGCACAATGCAAGAGGATAGATTACAGAACTGATAAGGGCGAAGAATGATTTCTGAGCAAGGGTTCGTACCAAAGTCGTAAGTACTGTCTCGTCTGCCGTTCTTTGCAGCTTGTTTCTGTGATGCATCACGGTTAAAAATTCCTCTCTCACCTGAATGTGATTCATAAATACTCGTCCACTCACGCATGAACTGACCGATACCCGGACGCTCTTCATAAGTAGCTGAGTTGTTAGCTAAGGCACGTTGACCTTGACCATCCCACCAAGCACCTGCTTTAGCATGAGCCATCTTATCATCTGATAAGTCAGACAAACTAATCATAGCTGATCTACGTACTCCGCCCACAACAACAACTTCCCCGATTTTGCACAGAATGTCATGACACTCCAAAGAGGATAGTTTCCGTCCTGATGCTGCTTTGAACTTACCAATAGTGAACTTGAACAAATCTTCCAAAGGCTTAGCTCCTGAGGCTCTCCCACCAAACGTCTTAAGTCTTGCTCCTGCAGGACGTACCTTTGACAAGTCGAACTTTGGAATCTCGCCAGAGTATAGAAGAGCCAATAATTGACGAAGCGACTTTGCCCATCCTTCTTTACTATCGGAAACACTAATAGTAGTCTGACTATCAAACAACTGATCTGGCACTTCAGGTAACTGCTTAACATATTGTTGCTCCACTGAGAATCCTACACCAGTACCACATAACAAGATGTACATAGCTTCATCGAATGCTTTAGGATCATCGATAGGAAGATATGAACAATTGAATGCAGCTACGTTCTGACGTTCTAAAGCAGCACCTGCTGTCATCACTGCTCTCATACTTGGTACTACATCTAAACCTACTACTGCTTCTTCTAGCTCTGCACGTAACTCAGGAGTCAATGTATAACCGTTCTTCTCCTTAAGATTCTTAGTCATGAAATCAAAGTAACGTGCTACTGTTTCATTCCAATGCTCACGTCTACCCTTGTCATCTAAGTAACGACTGTATCTGCTCTTAGCGATAAAGGTATTGTAAGGTGTTAGTTCATATTTACTCATCTGATTCTTCTTCTCCATCATAGTCAACTTCGTCCATCAATTGATCGTAGTTATTTTCAATACGGTCTATAAACATCTCGACTATCTCCTCAGAAGTTATATCTAATAACTCTAGAAGAGATAGTTCATCGAGCCGTTTCAGCCTCTCTTGTAGTTCTTGTAGCGTCAACGGATACATAGTTTACTTGCGTTGCTTTGTTACTCGTGGTTCTACTTTGATAGGCTTAGTTTTCTTTTCTTTCTTAGCTTGTCGTGCTGATTCATAGAACTCGATTGCTTTACCTGTAGCTTCGTGAATTGCTTTCATCTGTTTCAATGTAGACTCGTTAGTGTCTAGCCATGAGTACAGATTAACAAAGCGTCCACCTGCTGATTGAATCGTAAGATCTAAATCGAACTCTTCATCAAAGATATCTTTTGCATTCGGGTTGAACATACCTGATAATGATACGAATGCATTGTCCTCCGGAAAGAACTTACTAAAGTTTACTGTTTGTTTCTTAGTCGTCATTTAATTCCCTTTCAATTAAGTATTCTAAATAGTGTTTGGCTTTCTGCAAATCCTGAACACCGTCTTTATGTTTCCAACGTAACAGATATTTTAACACATTTCCTTCCCAAAAGTCAAGCTCCCATTCAGAAATAATATCCCAAGGTTGGATAGCACGTTGATAGTGACTACCTGCAACCTGTTGATCTTTAACTGATTTGCCTGTATCTTCCATAAGTTTGTATAAACCGGCAAAATATTCATCAAGAGTAAACTCTTTAGGTTGACCTAGATCAGGCATAGCTACTGGACTATCATAGTGTCTATAGCCTTCTCTTATCTGATTCATGTTATGGTCTCCACTCATAAGGGCTTAACCTCTACTGACGATTTTGTTTGCTTCGTTCCCTGACTCCATGAGCCACACGTTCTGCATTGATATCTCTGATAAGTAGAGGTAGTTGTAACAGAAATACCACGCTTCTGTAAGTGAGTACCACCACAGCTCGGACACACAGCACCATCTGCTTGATGATTATGATTAGGGTGGTTTTTAATCCAAGGTAACAACCTAACATATAACTTCTCAAGCAAGATAACGTCTTGCTTATTGTATTCTTCCATTCTAAACCAAGCATCTTTATCCTTATTCATACATTTAACCCATAGCTCATGCCCTTCGTGAGCAGTCTTGCTACCTAAACCTAGTCGTTGTGCTACATAATCTAGCTTGTTACTAGGGAATCTGAACTGACTACGTACTTGCCTTAACAAATCAATCTGCTTGTAAGGAGCGGGAGGATTCATGTCTTGCAATAAGAACTCCTTGTTTAACGTAGGCATATCAAACTTAGTACCGTTATAATGAACTACTGCATCAGCTTCAGAGATCAAGTCATGAATTCTACTCAGCATCTTTTTAGGTTTAGATACGTGAACAGAATCAAACATAATCTCGTCTTCGCCTAGCCACTTAGCTGCCCAACAGAGTACGTAAGAAGACTCCATCAGCTGATTGATACCTACGTTTTGCTGCCAGATTCCCCACACGTGTGCTACGTTTGGACTGGATTCAATATCTAGTAATAGTATCTTCATTCTTGTGAGTATTCTCCATGTAAGTCGTAACCGTATACTGCACTTAAGAAAGTAATAAACTGTCGATGTACTTCCCAATGCGGATCTGAATCATTGACAGTAAATGTATGTCGAACTGTACGTTCACTGTCTCTGAAGTTTAATTCATATTCATCTTTCATCCACGTTTCTCCATAGTGTTCTGCCAAACTTCTTGAATTACTTTAAGTCGTTCAGCATCGTTACTCTTAACCATCAATAAGAGAGCATCAACTTGTTTGATAAGCAATGTGTTCTCTTCTGACAGACGATCCATCCTTGCTCTCATCATCCTTGTTTCAACCTCTAGAGTTTCAATCTCACACTCACGATCATATAACTCATCGGCAAGTTCAGAAAGTTGAGACTCATAGCTATGATTGTTACAACTCATTTGCTCACCATTTTAAAAAAGTATTCTGCATCTATAATAGCTAGTGGTCTACTTTGATTCTGCTTAATGAACACAACTGGTTGATGATAACCGTGTTCCTTAGCTTGTTCGTAGTAGTTATATACAGCAATCTTTGCTAGGTTCTTACACTCCACTTGGTAAGGAAAGAACTCTCTAGCTGCCGGACTTAACTGTACATCTTCACCACCTGCACCCATACTAGTACTTCTTACATCGTCCTGCTGTAGGCTAGGGAAGCTACTAAGTATCTTATCCCTGACCCACTTTTGTAGGTTTCTTCCTTTTGCTTTTGCTGACTGGGGTTTCAAGTTTAACTTCCTTTCGTTTCACAATCCATGACTTTGGTATATGCATCCTTGCGTTACTCATCTCACCGGACACTGTAGAAGCTAGACAGATACCATCGTTAGTCTCTGCTACTAAGTAGCCTATAGTTCTAACCGGATGTATATCTACCTTTACTTCGTCTTCCCATCCTCCGTCTGAGACTGCATCGACCCACTCGATGTAGACAATTGGGGAGGTTGCCAAACTTGGTTTACTTGTCTTTGTAGCCACAGGAGTTGTCCGTTTTCCAGTACTCGCTCCGAGTCTCCTTTGTATGCTTCGAGTACAGCAAGATACATTTCGTTTTCGTCTTTGCATTCTTTAAGAATCCTTTCCGCTTTAACTGCACCAATTCCCTTGATACCGATGATATTGTCAATTCGATCTCCTGTTAGTATCTGAGTATAAAAACTCTTCAATCCTTCGAACTCTGTAACATGATAGGTTTCTTTGTTCCTATAGTTATAGTGCCATCCTCTGAATTGATTCAAGTCCTTATCGATATGAACCATAATAACTTCTTCCTCCGGTACAGCGTAAGCTGCTATGCCTACTGCATCGTCTGCCTCAATACCTTCTGTCTTGTGGAACTTCCATTTCTTTAGCATGTGTTCTCTCAAGGCATCATAGTGTTCAGGCTTCTCTGCTTTACGCTGACCTTTGTAAGGTGCTGTGACTGCGATGTCGTTACGGTAGTTTCCTTTCCCAGTAATCCAACCCTCGTATTCATTAGCACCTACATCAGTAAGAATATTATTGATCGCTTCATCGAGTCTCCATTTAGCTAAAGGTTCTTCAATGTCTTGACTTGAAAAACCGATAGCATAAACTAGAGAATCAGCATCTATCAAGGCTTTCTTAGAGGATGTCGTCATCGTCAATGTCTGTTACAGCCACTGCTTCAGGTTCGTACTTCTCTAGCTGAGTAACTGTAATCTTCTTGATCGAAGGTGCGTTACCGTGCATAGCACTCATACGGTGTGTATATGAAGACACTTCAACTTCTACCTTAGTACCGTTACCGATGTCGTCAATCTCAACCTTATCACCTGATGGTGTAGCAGGAGTAAACTCATACTTACTCTTAGCCATGATGAAGTTACCTTGACCTTCTTTGTTCTTAATTTTGATACCTAAAGACTTTAACTTCTCACAGTCGGCATCAGAGATGTTACCTACTACAGCTTCGTAACGGTCATTGTCAGGGTTAAACTTAGTGTTCAACTCTTTCATCCACTTAGACCAAAACAATTCACCTTTAATTTTAACTACGCTCATTTGAATTTCCTTTCAAGTAATTGATACTACACATATATTATACCACATTTTACTGCAATGTAAAGCTTTCTGACAATTGTTTTTCTCTTACTATATCTAGACAGTCTTCAAGAAACTCTTCAAGTTCTTCCATGTTTAGATAAGTAGCAAGTACTAACTTGTCATCTTTGTCAATACCTAATCCTACTACTAACTCTACGTCATCAGGTATGTTCATGGTCTATGATCCGCATCTTTATAAGCACGATAGAAGTCTGCTAAATCATGATTAGGTTCGTATGTCCTAAGACTATGAAGATAATTCAACGACTCTCTACACGACTCAGCAATCTCTTCAGGATTTTCTCCCATACGAAGCATCTCCATGATGCACTGCTTAAGTTTCCCATTCATCAATGTGTTTCCTTCCAGTTATTACCTACGTTGTACTCACCGGTAAGAGGGCATCGCATGTTGAGAACTAATCCTGCCTCAGCTATTGCTTGAACACCCATCTTACCTGCTTCTTCTGCCCTGCTTTCTTCTACTTCTATCTGCCATTCATCATGCACGTTAGCTACGAACTTGTAATCAATCTTTGCTGACTTAAGTTTCTTATCTAACAACACTAACGCTTGCTTCATGACAACTGCACCTGCACCTTGAAGGAGTGTGTTGAGTGCGGAATGTTCCGACCTAACTTGTAACCTACGTCCATCAAGACTCGGTAGCGTTCCTTTCTCAGAAAATAACCTAGCCACTTTTTCACGAAGCTCTCGTAGCTTAGGCGTGTTCTTAAGAAAATTATTGATGAGTCGCTGTCCTGTCTGCGAGTTACCACCAACAATCGTCCCGATCTTGGCACTTCCTGCACCATAGAGGAATGCATATATAAACGTCTTAGCCTGATTCCTCGTTTCCAACCCCGCTGCTTTTTGGTTAGCTGTGTGGATGTCGCCTGATACGACTTCATTTGTATACGCATCGTCTTTCATATAGTGAGCAAGCATTCTTAACTCCAGTCCTGAAGCATCGATACCTACTAATTTATATCCTTTCTCTACTGTCCATAAAGCCCTGCACTCTTCACCGTATTCACTACCTGAGTTAGGTACTTGTGCCATGTTCGGACTCATGTGAGTCATACGACCTGTCACTGCACCGTTGGTAATGATACGACCATGTACTCTACCGTCACTACTTACTACCTTTAACCAAGAATCTATCTGACTGATTCTCTTTTGTAACAACAAGTATTCACCGATTAACTTTGCTTCGGGGATCGTGCTTTCGTTGAGCGTTGTTTCGTCGACGATTGCTTGTCCTTTGTCGGTAAATCTTTTTGGCTTCCAACCTTTTTCTTGGAGGCGACTGGCGATTTGCTGTCTGCTTCCGGGGTTGAATACTTCGACATCATCTTTGAGTTTCTTTCCTGTTTTCTCTGAATATCTTTCAGTTGTTTTCGTTGGAAATACACTCTGTAATTCATCTTCAATATTGCTAAGCTTACTCTTAAGCTCTGAGATAAGTATGATAGCACCTTGCTGATCCAACTTGAATCCGTTTTGTTCTTGCTTGCAGATGATTGCTTGTACTTTGTGTTCAAGATCAATACTCCTTTTGTCAAATCCTTGGTTGTTAAATTCTGTTACTAAATATTCATACAGCTTTTGTGTTACTAATGTATCTTGGATACAGTACGTTACCATCTGTGCTGTACACCCACCATCCCAGTCACTGAACTCAAACTTAGCGTAACCAAGGCGTTGACCCCATGCATCTAGACTATGACCGCCCTCTAGACTTGGACTTAGGAGGCGACTTGCTACGAGCGTATCGTACACTTGGCTCAGCTTCATCGAAACTTTCCAGTTCTTCCGGAGTACTGGTGCATCGAAGCTTATGCCGTTGTGCATGATAATCAAATCGCATTGATCCAAATACTTTTGTAACCCACTTGCTTGCTTCCATACCTTAACCTCATCCGTTTCAATGTTTCTTGTAACTACACACCAAATCTTATCGTGTGTGCTGTTGGTTTCAATATCAAGTATAATCTTCATGCTATTATTATACCACGAATAATTTAATTAGTCCACCTACGTACATAATAACTGCAACTATTTCTACTACAAATAATGCAAAGTCTTTCTCACGTAGTCCTGAGTATGCCCACAATCCTGAACCAATGAACCCGAACCACAGATTCAACGGAAAGATATTAAGACTTGTCAGTGCTATCCCTATCAGGCACAGTGTTGTTCCGATCCACTTCATTATTTCCTTTCGGTAACTTTTTAAAGATATCATCCCAGTTTTTATCGAATTGTTCCCTATCGGTAATAGGTCTTGGTGTATCTCCTTTACCGTTACCACATGGTCTATGCTTCATCGTCTACCCTTTCTACTTCAGTCCAAGCTGCGAAGTGAACAAGATTATCTCCGTCCTTGCAGTATGAATACATTCCATCAATGCTACCAAACCAATATACCTTATCAGGTTCTGCTTCAGGTGCACCCGGTGGTACTCTTGGTTCTTCATCAATGATTCTGAACTTATCACCCTTCTTTAAATCATATAGCTTCATCTCTTATGCTCCTTGTAAAAGTCAACTAAACTCCGTAGTACAGTTATGTGATATGCCGCTTCCTCTAACAGCTCAGCAAGTCTATCAGGTTCATTATTCTGAACTGACTTACGAGTCTTGATTTGTCTGCGTATCTCAGCACGTTTAACTAATCGTTCTATTATATCATCAGTCATAATAAATCCTTATCGATAGACAGAACAATCGGTATGCTCTGTACGGTCTGCCACTATTAAAGTAATACTGATTCCAATACACTGGTGTTCCTCTGAACCAAGGTAACTTAACAAACTTAATCATCTCTTCACCTCTACTCCTTGTTGAACCCTGTAAGGGAATCTTTCTTCTAACCAAAAACATCTGCGATCATAGTCATCACTGATTGCTCTGTAACCTATCCATTTAACACCACTTTTAGTATAGCTAGTACAGTGAGTCATGTTATCTACATAGTGGTTCAGTGAACCATAAGCAAACCCACCCATGAATACAAATACAAAGAGCAGTGTCAAAAGGAAATCTCTCACAGTGTTTGCTCCTCCGGTGGCATCTCATCCATGCGACCAGTCATCCTACTGTAGAACAAGCGACAAGCTTTACCGGTTAGTCCACTGAAACGATTCTTTAAAACCCTAACGTGAGTAGTGTTTCTCTCGATGATCTCAGGGTGTTGTCCGTTACGTTCCAATCCAATTACTACATCACTCAGCTGTGCGATTGAACCTGAACCACGTAGCTGTGCCAGTGTTGTGGCTGCACCTTCCTCGTGACCTTTATCATTAGGACGTTTCAGATGTGAAACAACAAACAAACTGATGCCTGTTTCCTGCACTAGCATGCGAAGCTTGGTCATGATCTCATCAATTGCTTTACGCTCATCACCTGACTCTTGTGCAGATACAATGATACTCACGTGATCTACGAAAACATACTGGCAATCCAACCCACGAGCCATAAACCGTACCCGATTAAGAATGTTATCGATAGAAGTGCTCCCAAAATGATCAAACAGGAATAACCTATCAGTGCCAAGAGTCTTATCAAAAGCGTATCTTCGTTCATCGTCTGTCGCATTATTGTCCGGTAAGTGTAAAGGTTTATTAACTGCCAAGCTCATCAATGATTGTGCTGTCTTCTTAACTGACTCTTCCAAGAACATCAAGCCGATGTTATCTTGTGAGTTATTCAAGATGTGCCATACAATCTCACGTAAGAATTGTGACTTACCTAGTCCTGAACCTGCTGTCACAGTAACTAGCTCACCCTTACGGATTCCGTATGTTAAATCATTAAGACCGTTGTATGGATACAACACATCAGCTTTCTCTACAGGTGCTGATACGATATCCCATAGAGTAGAACCTGCTACGATCCCATCAGGTACGTACTTGTCAGCGTTCCACCACTTCTCAATGAACAACTTAGTATCATTGTTGAATGAGTAATCACATGCATCCTTATGCGTAGTACCTGTGTGCATGAACACGTGTGCTTTACTGCCGAACAACTCTGCTACTTCTTTACTTGCTTTAACACCCTGCTCATCAGCATCAAAGCAGATAACAATCTTCTCGAATGAATCTAAGTACTCATACTGGGCACGACAATCCTTCAACGCATTCCCTGCACCGTTACGAATCGACACAACTGGGTAACGTGAACCAGTCATTTGATAGCAAGCCATTGCATCAAACTCACCCTCAGTGATCGTGATAGCCTTGCCACCCTTGGTGAACAGATTCTGTCCAAACAACGTAGCTTCTGCCCAAGCACCATCACTGCTGAATGTCTTCTCTTTCTTTCCACGCATCTTGGTAGCTACAAGAGTACCGTTGATGTCATAGTACGGAAAGTAGATCTTGTTATCATCCACTCTGACCCCAAATACTTCTGAAGTCTTCTGCACAATGCCACGTTTAGTAAACGGTATTACTTCAGCATCGTCAGGAATGCCCTTAAAACGCTCTGTATTCAATTTAAATTTATCCCTATAGGTAGGTATTACTGTATCATCGATCGCCTCTCTGACAGCCTTTGTGTTGGTCTGACAGCTAAAACAATACGTATGTCCGTCACTGTATATACTTAACGCATCACTTGAACCACAATCTTTACATGGTCTGTGTGCTTTAACGACAGTGGAGGACTGCTTAACTTCGTACATTATCTTTCCTTAATGTTAGACAAGATTCTTTTGTATTCTTCCCAGTCTGATTCGAATCCTATCATTGCACTATCAGGATCGTTATAGATTTCAGGAAAGCTATCGTGTAAAGTATCTAAAAAGTTTAACCAGTTATCAATATCGACAACAATCTCGTTATTAAAATTCTGATTCATACATTCTATCGAATTGTCTTTTGTGATAGTAGTCTTTAATGTCTTCCATCACAGCATCATAGCCATAGAGATCAATCTTATCGACAATATCACTGATAGCAAAATGATATTCGTATTGTTCAGCTTCTAAAGTATCATCAAAGTGTAACATATAAGTCCTTATATAGTATGTTCTTACTTATATAGTATGTTTTTAACTTACATAGTACTATATAGTAATAGTGTATCATAAAATTACAGTGTTGTCTAGAGTTCTTTGTACTCTTCTGTATCTTCTTTCTCATCATTAGTTAGTAAGTCCTCACGTTCAAGTGTTGGTACATCTCTAACGATTGTGCTGTAACATTTTTGGCACATGTCAATGTACTCGTTAGTATGTATTGACTTTCGTGTGGATTCAAAGTCACTTAGGTTTTTATCACAGCAAATGCATCTCATACTTTACCCCCTTGAGTAATCCATTCTAGAATTGATTCAATGTAATCAAGCTTACCTTGCAGTGCTACTTTACCATCACTAGCGTATTGTTGTTTCATTAAATAGATTGTTGATTCCATGTCTGATAAAAGCTTTTCCATGATTTCTTTTCTGTTCATATTAAACACTCTCCTACCTTATTGTAAGCCCATGTATAGGCATCATCTCGCTTGTTAAAAACTTTCTTCATTAATATTGTATCACATCTGAAGCGAGAGTCAAGTGCTAGTAGTCTATCACGTTCCCATTCACATTTCACAATGCGAAATAAGTTGTTATCTTCGTCTAATATACGGTAAATATTCATAATGTATCCCTTCTTTTGTATGATTCAAGAGTTAATGGTGCATGAATTTTTAACCACTCGATTAAATCCCAGTACTGATCCTCTAGCTTATCGTATGCTTGCTCTAGCTCTACTGATTTATACGACATAATTCCTCCAAATATAAATACTCATGTGAATAATAACATACGTTGAGGTCAAAAGCAATAGCCAGTATGCTTGACGTTCATGCTTACGGTTTACCTTTTCCTCTTCTAAGAATTGCTTACGATGTTGCTCTCCAAAATCATACATGTTATTCATCTCCATTATATGCTTCACTGTAAGACATTACGTATTCATTAACTAGGTTACCTTGCCCATCAAAAATACTAGTAACAAATCCTCCATCCTCTTGTCGAACCAATACGTAACCTCCGGTATTACAGATACCATCATCATCTTGTTGATCAAAATTAATACATAATGAACCATCATCTAATTGGTCACCGGTCATAATAAATTCTCGCATGTTTAAATCCTCTCTGTATTTTTTAGCTTCAGTTTCATTAACAAACCCACCATCTTTATAATCATAATCTGCCATATTATTCTCCTAGTTTAAACGCAAATTTTACCATTGATTTAGGGGTGCAACAGCTAGGGTGAGCATCGTATGCAACACCGTCGATAACAGCGAAGGCATGCCGAGATTTAACGATAACATATCTGCCTTTGGGATTCTCTTTTATAAACGTTGATAATGTATGCTTACGTATCACGTCACTTGCTACCGTCTTAATATTATCCTTTGTAACGTCCTTTAACACTGCTAGGAGAGTGATTATAGTAACACCCTTACCCCACTTACGTCCATGCTTTTTAAACATCTCATGCACCGTCTTATACGGCTTACCTAAAGCGATAGACGTAGCACGTACTGAGCAGTCATTCGATTCGCTTGTATATTGCCAGTCAATTTCAGCATTCTTAGCACGTGGATTCTCCATTATGAATTTCATATTATATAATCTCCTTAAGTGTTATTTTCTCAACAAGTCTAATGAAATCAGCATTGCCCATTTCAGTTATAAAATAATCTATCATCTCTGCAATATCATTGTGATACTTATCCTTATCATCGAGAATCATTTCGACAATTCTATCGTGATATTTAGCACGTATAGCATCATCTAGCTTTGGTAAGTCATTGTATTCAAATAATGTTCGCATGTTATCCAATCCTTTCCTGTAATTTAAGACATTCCTGTAATTCTACCTCAAGTTTATCTAAGTGAGCAAGCCCATATTTTTTAGCATCGACAATGCTCTGTTTAATCTCACGTTCACGTGCGAACAAGCCCAATAAAATTACTACTCGTTCACGTGCAGTCAATTCAATTGCTTTAATCATTTCAAGTATTCCATAAATTTAATGTATTACGTTGCATTGTAGCATTAATTTGTTTTGCTATTGCATCCCCTTCAATATCTTTTATCCATCCAAAGCCATACCATGTACCGTTATTTCGATCGAGGGTAAGCCCATTTTCACCCCAATAAATCTCGATTAGAGTATCACCTTTATTCACTCTCTCCAATGCCTTAGCAAATACTTGCTTTTGACTAGGCTTTTTACCTGTAAAAACTATCTCTTGTGCAATATGGTACATTATTTCACCTCAATGATATCGTAAATATTAGAATCTAAATCCTCTTCTCTCCAACATGTAAAATCTAAATCACCGTTGTTAAATTGAGCTTGAATATCCTCTACTGATTCCGCTTCGATTTCCGCTTGATAGTAGATTGTGGACGCTACTATAACTTTATATTTTTGCATGTTATTCCCCTTGTACTAAATATATTTCAATGAATTCATCACCCTCGTAAACGTCGTATCCTTTACGCAATAACTGCATTATAGCACTATCCCACGAATCTTTTGGTAGAGTGATACCGAGTGAAGATTCCCACGATTCTAGAATCTCCTCCATTGTAGTATCCTCCTCCCAACAATCAAAATGAGTGAATTCAATTGGCTCTAAATCATCCGGTTGAATTGTATATAAACGTCCCATTTTATTTCACCTTTTCAATTAAACCGTTGACCATTGTAACATTGGCAAAAAATTCACGTCCGATACCGGTAATATGAGGACGGTTAGCACCGGTCAACGTACCATTATCTAAGTACTCATTGCCAAAAATACTCGTTTCGATATATCGCAATGGCTTTCCGATGCACAATTTTAAATCTTTTTTACTTTTGTATTTGAATACTAACATTTTAAACCCCTTATTAAATAA